GATACTCCAGCGTACTCTTACGAGTATGTTCCCTAGGATCTAACTTGATATTATAATAGACCAGACCCATGAAAGCATAACCATGGAAACAATGAATATAGACCTAAATGAAGATGTGTTTATTTATCCTAAAGAGCACTATAAACGCAATATTGATTTAATCGGGCATTACATCGAACAACAATCCAAGTTCTTGAGTATCATGCGTGATATTCCATTGGATAAAGCCACTGACTACATCAAGAACCTTATCCGTAAGAATGGTAAACATCCCTTAATCGATCCTAAAGTCATCTACGTACGTAAGGATGAGAATGACGATAGGGTAGAAGATACGACTACCATGTATCGTTATCTTAAAGAGACGATAGAAGACAGGGATATTTTAACAGCACCCTTTACCACGTACGTAGCGCAGGATAAGAAACTATCCTACATTTCCAAATACGTGGATGCGCAGTTCCCTAAGAGAAGTAAGAAGAAGAAAGAGCAGTTTGCTTGTAAACAAAAAGGTGATTTAATCGGTGCTGCATTTGCTAATAATGCGCAGAATAAGATCAAGCGAAGTATTAACAGTATCAGCGGTGCTTCGTCTATTACATCCGTGCCGATTTATCAGGCGAGTATGCATCCTGTATTGACATCTACTTGTCGAATGACATCCGGCTATGCGAATGCCAACAACGAGAAGCTATTAGGTGGTAATCGGCATTATCATTCACCTGAAGTGACACTGAACAACTTGATCGCCATGGTGTGCCGTATAGACGAAAGTAATATCGCATCCGTACTAGATGAATATCAACTCTATACACCCAGTGCAGATGAACTCTATCAAGACATCATGGCCTCAGCACACCAATACTGGCGATGGGGAGAGCGTGAGCGTGTAATTAAAGAGTTCATCTCTAAGCTTAACAGAGAACAGAGAGCTTCTATCGCTTATACTTACGATCTTTATCTCATGCGTAAGTACAATCCTAATTTTACACGTTCCTTTATACTGGGTCTGTGTGCTAAGGATATAGCAAGAAGTAATCGAACACATGAAGAAGCCAAAGACATTACACTGAAAGCCAAAGAATCCATCCGTAACATCGCCATCCAGATACATGGCAATAGCCTAATCGGATTAAGGATGGATGAATGGCTAGAGATGGACATCGTATACGACATTGCAGAGACGATACTGAATATCTATCGTGTCTTTAAAACACACCAGTCGTATATTGAATGCTTCCTGCGTAGTGATCATGTACCTGCATCATTGGCGAAGTTACCACATGCATTACGTCATGTCGTATTGATGTCCGATACAGACTCGTCTATCTTTACACTACAAGATTGGGTAGAATGGATCTGCGGGGAGGATTATAAAGAAGATAAAGATGAATTAGCCGCAGCAGTATCGGCTAACATGGTGGGATTATCCGATGCGACATTGAAACACATCTTAGCGAACATGTCTGCTAACCTAGGCGTGTCTACGGCTAAGATACACGATATCGCCATGAAGAATGAGTTCCTATTCGAGACCTTTACGGTGATGTCCCGTACGAAGCACTATATTGCTTCTATTCGTTATCAGGAAGGCAATATCTATCGTGAACTCGATATCGAGAAGAAAGGTGTCCATCTTAAGAACTCCAATAGTCCTCGTGAGATCATCGATCATGCTGAAGACATCATGAAGCGACTATTCTACTTCTATCAACGCAATGAGATTTCATTGCATGAAATCCTAACAGAAGTCGCTTCTATCGAGAGACAGATCATCAAAGGCGTAGAAGAAGGCAATATGGAGTATTATCGTTCACGCCAAATCAAATCAGAAGAGACCTATAAGGCAGAAGCGACAGTATCGCCTTATCGCAACTATGTCTTCTGGAATGAAACCTTTGGTGAACATTATGGTTTCACTGCCTCACCACCTTATACATCGGTGGATGTAGCACTAGAGATCAACAACAAAACCCAGTGGAAGAAGTTCTTAGAGTCGATAGAGAACCAAGACTTACGACTCAGGATAGAAGACTACATGAGACGCAATAAGAAAGACTATCTTGCGTCTATTAACTTACCGTACGAAGTATTCATCGGTAAGCCTATCCCGAAAGAGATCATCCCATGGGTAGCCAAGAAACACCTGATTGCTAATATTTGTTCTCCTTACTATATTGCACTAGAAGCAGTAGGCATACACATGCTTGAACACACCAGTAGTCGTCTACTCTCTGATTTGTATTAGCAGACCATACCTTAGCCACCTATACCCCGTGATGGAGTATAGGTGGTGTAAGGCACAATACGCTAAACATGATACAACCACTGTATCTCTTCTTCGAAATAAGGTTTCAATTCCCTTATTGCTCTATCGTTAAATACATTACCATGTTTCATCCAGATGAGTTCTCTCTGGAACTGGTTAATGTAACTCTTATTCACATTACGCCAAGTACCTCTTGGTATCCTTAAGCAATGTCTAATATAGCGACTACAGGCTAATAGATAAGCCCACTTATTCTGTCTATTCAATAGCACATGTGGTGTATCTTGTATCTCGTAGGCATTATTCCCTCTTATACCGAATGTATTTAACACCACTCGGTCTATATCGTAATCACCACTCCTCATCCTACCGAATACATCTTCTATTACACTGTCGATTAGCTTACTATTCGTATTAACATAAAACGAAGTACCGACATAGTCCATCGTACTAGACATCTCATCATCCGTCAGCATGATGTTCTTGTTGATTAGTACCTGATCCATGTGCGAATACAGAGCATTAGGTAAACACACCATACCCAGAAAGTAACCCACATTAGGGATAGCATGATCGGGATTCACCATCTTAATGGCTTTCTGCTCACGATACCAAGCCAGATACTGCATGTGCAATAAGTTAATGTCTATCTCGATTACAGCAAAGCCATGTCTATCGACGTAGTTATTCGGTGTCTGTAAGTTATAGCTAATGTGGTTTTGATCATGCCTCAGTATACGAACAGGAGACAAGTCCATGTAGTGTTTACGTACATAGTCCCAACTGTGGCTAATGTCTATCGCTATATAGACTTCCTTAGTATTAAACCCGTAGAAGCTACCTGGATGTATCCTACCGATATTTAAGTTAGAGGTCAATCCCATAGCCACACTGTGCTTAAATGCCCTATCCCGTATATAATTCTCCACAGCATCATCTGGTATTAACTTGGGGATGTTAAACGACTCGATGATGCGATAGAGGATATGCCTGCTGTCTACGTAGTATCGGTTATTACGATACCAGTTCACTGCTCTTTCGATACGTAACTGTAGATTACGTAAATGATCAGGACGCTTAGTCGTTAAACCCTGATTCGTGATTTTATCGATACCGATAAGATGAAACATGCTTATCCCTTTTTAAATATAGTATTGCGTTTTCATACAGTCCTTAAGGATATCCCCCTGTAATAGGGACATCATCCTCTAATATCTTAGTTACCATGCGTGTATATATGATTATGCCCATTTGTTTTTGTAGTAGTATTGGATACATGGGCTTATTTACCAGTAGGTATTGATATATTGGCATGTTAGGATGACATGCTGAATACTCATCCGACATGAGGTATCTTAGATACCGATATGCTGAAAATTTCAGATACTTACTATTAAAGTGTGTTGATAGATGGAATGTCTATTTTTAACACACTCCTTATCGATCCCTTATTCTTTAGTCTATAGCGTGAGAATATTGTCCACCTAACGTTGACCGATAGGGATACGTTAGAATATTCGGTAAGGATGTAGAACCAAAAAGTACAATCGGGATAACCGAGCGTGCTTTCTCTTTTATTAACGTTAATATAGGAGTAGTCTAAAATGGCTATTAACAATGAAAAAGATGTACAACAAGAAATCCGCGCGCGTGTTCGCCGTGGTTTTACCTTCGCCTCTATGGGCGGTCGCACTGGCTTGACAGTGTTGAACAACACTCTGTCTCGTCTGACTGAAAAGTTCGAAGAGATCACTGCGTTGCCGCTGAAGAACTCCGAAGTGAAGGTGAACTTCTTCCCGATCGACGCGACTAACACTCGCTTAGGTTTGGACACCATGCTCGTGACTTTCAGCTACGCCAATGGCTTCAGCCCCAAAAATGCAGCTAATGCCAAAGAGTACATCCAGCCTAACACTGGTGTTTATGCACTGATCCTGTCTTCATCCGAAGATACCGTAGGTGCTGAAGAAGTCATCGTCGACAACCGCCAGTACACCATCAACCGCTATCCTACCGAAGCGACTGTTGACCCTGAAATCACCAAAGAGTTCTGCACCATTGCAGCTAACCGCTTAGGTCTGAAATTGGGTGAAAAGTTTGACACTGTCCTGTATGCCGGTGGTGCGTCCCTCTACACCAACCGCATCAACATCGAAAACACCGATGAAGTGACCAATGTGTTGATCAACGCCATCAATGCCGCCCAGACTGTTATCGACAGCCAACCGCTGCCGCATGCACCGTTCGTGGATGATATTAACTTGGCAGACCACAACCGTGTGACTGAAGATGGTGGTCGTACATTCGATGAAGTTGAACGCTTGGAAATCGAACGCAAACTCTTGAACGGTGTAGCGATTGACCCGCATGGTAACGTGATCCGTGCTGACTGGGGTGTGAACCTCATCTCTCGCATCGACCGTAACAGCAACGGCTATGGCTTGGGTTCAGCCGCTAACCCTGTTATCAAGGCTACCGGTTATACCGACATCGTGATGTTCAACCCAGCGATCTCTGAAAAACAAGATTACTGGAACCGTGCGATTCGTGATACTCCGGATGGTAAACAAATCCTGGCTCCCGTACATGTCTTCACTTCCATCGTGCCGACATACAGCCGCTCTAAAGGTAACTTCCTCTATGGTCTGGCAGTAGCAGCTACCGCTATCCGCTACGACTACTGGGACTTTAAAGCCATCCTGAACCCAGCTGAACATCCTGCTGACGATCCGCACTCTATCGCCGGTCTGGGTTACGAAGTAGCTAACCTACTTGATACCGAGTTTGCACCGTTCCCGACTCCGGCTAATACTCCGGACTACACCGACCGTATCTGGGAAAACCTGATCGGTGACATCTGGTCTAAACGTTGTAGCTTTGCGATTGAAGCGGCTGTCGGTACGCCTTACTACTGGATCGTGCGTGATTTCGTGCTGGCTGCTTACGAGAATGATCGTGATATCCGTAATCCTGAATCGCACACTGCCCGCATCATGTCTGCCGCTAACCACTTGACTAACGGTCGCTTGAAAGAGCTGTATGGTAGTGATCTTGTAGGTCATCGCGTATGTTTCGCATTGGATGGTCAGCAGTTCGTAGCCGGTAGCTATGTCAACAGCGCAGGTGAAACACGCTCACTGCAAGACTTCGACCGCCGCTTCTTGGATAACACCGTGAAGAAAGTAGAAGATCTCGAGTACACTAATGCTTGGGTTCGTGCTACTAGCGGTTTGGACATTGCAGCTGATGTACGTGTGTCTACTCAACTGGACATCATCTACGGTCTGTATGCACATGCTAACGTGACTGGTTACGGTCCTCGCATCAACATGGAAGAAAACTTCATGGCCATGCTGCAACAAGCAGTATCTGAAGTAGGCCCTGTCGTAGACAACCGCTCTCACTACGAAAATCGTAGCGATGCCCAGTTCAACACTTACCTGGGTGATGCGATGTTCGAAAACTTCCACACCACCATGTTGCGTGCTGGTGGTAGCCGTTCAGCACAACGTAGCGGTGGTCGTCAACACCACAGCTTCTTCTAAGATAAGGTAGGTAACACTGCCTGATACATAGCCCTCATGCCTCCTGTACACCATCACGGGGTACAGGAGGTGTAGGGACTATGTCCTCATTTTTATTCGGCCATGACCTTCGGTTATGTTCTCGATACTCTCGACCATGGCCTTCGGTTATGTCTATATTTTTTATCCGGCAGTAACAGTATATAGTAAGAAGTTATATTCTTTCTATTTTTATCTATTATAGACTTATCTAAAGGAGCGTTAACATGGGCATCCATTTGGCTTATATATCGACAGATGATGTGTTCTACAGCACATCGTCAGCCAAAATAGTAGTAAACGATTTAGCCAACTCCACTTTGGATGACAAAGCCAAGGTGAATGACTTACTCATGTTAGAGGTAGGTGAAGCATTCGATAACGTACCTAGGTGTAGTTGTGGGGAAATCTCCATGGCTGCATTTAAGGGTGTACGCTGTAAGAAGTGCGACACGGTGGTAGAAGAAGTCGTCTCTAGCGACATGGACAATAAGATGTGGGTGAGAGCACCTGAAGGTGTACCGGCACTCATGAACCCCATGTTGTGGTATCAGTTACAAACGTATCTGGCACGTGGCTCTAAGTTCG